GTCTTCATCTTTCGCCCAGTTGTCCGACTGTGCGCTGAACCTGTAAGAGGCGCCGTTTTTGATGCCCTCCTGAATGCCTTGCCTCTGCAATTCGATCAGGTCGAGGACAGGTTTCATCGCCTCGTTATTTTCGCCGAATAACTCGCTCTCGTACTGATACCGAGTCAGGATTCCGACCTGAGACAGTTCCACCGCGAGGCGTTTCCCTTTGTCGAGGATGAACCGGATGAACGGTTCTCCCTTGTACTCGACCAACTCCCATTTTTTGGGGATGATGCCGGTCACGCCGTTTGTCTCTCCGTACTCTCCGCGAGTGGGAACAAGAAAGGCCGTGTTCTTTGCATAAAGAATCACGGCCTCTCGATATAGGAACTGCGGCCAGGTCTGAACCGCGTTTGGCTGAATCTTCAACCGGTTCCGGAGGTTCTCTTTCGCGGATCCGGAGAGGTTCGGCGACAGTTTCGCCGCGTGTCTCCCATGTGCGTCCAACGCTGCGCGGATCAGGTCAGACTCAAAAACGGATCCACTCCAAGTGTGAAACGCCGGAACATATCCATCGAGCATCTGAAAAACTTTCGCCTGTTTCAGCGCGATAGGTTCCGGCTTCCGGCCGAAGAGCATTTCAAAAAGACCCATTCTCATCACCCCAAATTCATCAGACGGTTCCCCATGTCCGCCCAGTGGTTCTGTCTCATACACATCGCATCAAGGATCGCGGCCACACCGTCAACATGAGCATATCTGCTGATCTTGACGAGTTTCTTCCGACTGTGAGCGCTCGTGTTGCTCTCGATCTGCTGCGCGGCATCCATCATGTGGATTTTCAACAGATCGTTGTCCTCCGCGCTCCGGATCTTTCCCTCGCGGAGCATTCCTTCAAACGTGTCCTCGATGCCGGTCAGGTTGTAACCCTGGAACACGCTTTCGCAGTGATAACGTGCCTTTTCCAACTGTTGGATCAGATACTGTGACGAGTATCGGTCATAACCGATCTGAATCGGAAGTATCTCGTATTCCTTCCGCATATGCTCGATCCAGTTGAACACGTCGTTATAATCAATACACTCGGTTCCGCTCAGAGAGAGGAATCCGCGCTCGATCATCAGTTGGTAAGGGATGCCGTCTCTCGCGGTCGCCTCCTGGAGTCGTTCGCCAGGAATCCAAAAGTGACTCAGGATCCAAATGATTCCGTCAATCTCGACGAGGAGACAAGCGCTCGTCAGATCCTGAACCTGAGACAAGTCAATTCCACAGAGAGCGTATTTGTGAGCGAAATCACTCATCGGCCGTTTATATCCGAACGCTTTCCGGACAACCTCGGCCGGGAGCCAAGCGAGAGAGGAATTTGATTTGACGCAGCAGTATTTGCAGAGAAACTCGCTCTTCTTACTGAGCGATCCCTCCGCGACTGCGATCTCTTCCAGGATGTAGTCAATGGAAACACTGACTCCGAGGTTCGGAAGACTCTTCCGGAGTTCGTTCAGATCGTTCCATTTATCAACATCGTCGATCATATAAAGAAACGGAGCGAGTCTGACTTCTTTACTCGTTCCGTTCAGGACTGCCGTTGACCGCTTCATGATCTCGTCGTAGAGTCCGCCGTCAACGAAGTTTGCAGTTGTCGGATAAAACATGAGCGGCTCCAGTCGAGCGCCCTGGGAGGACTTAACGACCTCGGCTTGGCGGAGGCCAGGTTCACCGGCGAACGCGGCCGCTTCATCGAGGATTCCCATCGAAATATTGAGGCCGTCGCTCTTCTTTGCGCTGAACGCGAGAGGCTGCGCGGAGGAGTTACTGCTTTCAATATACAGATCTGTTCTCCGGCGCTTGGTCTTGCGATCCATCATCGGTTCTTTACGGATCGTCTGATAGATGCCCTCATAACAGAGTCGCGCTTGTTCCAGTTTCGGAGCGCACACATAGACCCTCGCGCCATAACCTCCATCGACGAACAAGTGATGACATCCGCAGCCTGACATCAAGGCCGTTTTCCCTTGCTTCCGTCCAATGATGAGAACGACTTCTCGGAACTGCCTGTGGCCGGTTTCGTCCATGATTCCGTATACGACGGAGAGGAACGCTTTCTGCCATACTTCCAGTTTCATCAGTCCAGGAGCGAGAGGCCCCTCATGATGATGGCAGTATCTCTCGATGAAGTTGATCGCCGAGTTCGCTTTCTTCTGATCGAACGTCCACCGTTTTTCTTCCAAACCGTGAACGATGATCTCGTACCACTTCCGGATCCACTGGCCGACCGTCACGGATCCGTCGCACATCTGCTGATAATAGGTCAGGATCCAGTTGTTCTCACTCGACATTGAACTCATCCTCGTCCTCGGTCGGTTTCTGTCCGAGTTTCACGATGATGTCCAGGATCACGGTCGCCGTCCGGTTCGCTGCGTCCGAATGTTTCGGAAGTTCTTTCACGAGCGGCGCCGCGTACTCGTTTTTCTGACCGGAGATGTATGTTTTCTGAGTGGTCAGGTCGCCATCTTCGATTCCCTCGTTCAGCAGCGCGATCACTTTCTGTTGGAGATCGTACTGTTTCGCGGCGGCAAGGAACAAAGCGTTCTGATCTACACCGTATCTCCGCGCCATTTTCAGCAACTCGTCGTAAGTGGTCGCAATCTTCGCCATTGTCCTCACCTCCTCAAAAAAAGTTCCGCGAAGTCCGTCCGGTTTTTCCTCCCTTACCCATCGGCCCTGTGCCGACTTTCGGCGCGACTTCGACCAGGGGGGAGTCAGAGGATCACGTTCCCTTTGGAGTCGATCCGCCATCTCCGTCCTTTTCGTTGTCGTTCAGTGTCATGACAGTCTTTGCATAGCAACTCAAGGTTATCCCATGCAAGCGCGACCGTTGGATCCGACACATTGTCCGCCGTCAGCGGAACTTTGTGGTGTACTTCCAACGGCCGTTCCTTCGACCCAGGATTGATGATCCCTCGCGACAGGCATCGCTCACACAGGTTCTTCCTTGAGTCTGCGAACGCTTTCCGCGTTTTCCTCCACGTCCAACTCGTGTAGAACGTTTCGACTTCCGGCGCTCGATTCAACGTTCATCAGCTCCCCACCGCAGCCGTATCACAGGATAGAATCTCCCAGGATGAACTCTCCCCTCCGATGGTAAGGAAGCAGAACCCACCGGCGCTCCGTTTCATGCAAAAAGAAAAGCACTCAGAGGATGTCCGGCCCTGAGTGCCACTTCTGCACACTAACAATATATAGTATATCGTCTGCACATTCTACAACATTTGTCACATGAATTTAAAAAGTTTCTGTCCGAACGTATTCGGAACCGGTCACGACATACGCCATCCGGAGACGGTTGACGTGCTGCCGACTGAGTCCGAGTTGATCTCCGATCCGTTCGTCCGTCCAACCGAGCGCGTAATAGTTCCGGATGATGATCCGGAGTCGCCTGTCCTGGATCGAATCCATGATCTTTTCAAACTCATCGACCATGCTCCGCAGTTCTCTGCTCTTCTCCTCGATCTTGTCGAGAACTTCATCTGTGTCGTTCCGCTGAAGCAGAGCAGCCTCCGGTTCGTTCGTTCCTCTCGGCATTCCGGTCAACTGAACAGATCTGACCGGCCTCGGCCCTCCGATAAACTGATTCAGGAACTTCGATTGTCGTTCAAGCGTCTCGATCTCGATCACTATGTCTCGATAGTTCTCCAGGAGTTCGCGTCGCGTCATCCGAATCACCTCCGCTTCATGTCGATCAGGAACTCAGCAGCAGACCGCGTATAAACCGACATATCGTCAATCGGCATCTCAACCGTTGTCCAACGGAATCCGCACTCCTGGCAGATCCGGCGCCTACGGATCGACTTCTCTTTGTGCCGAGTGATGACCGTCTTTCCGAATGATTGGCCACACTTTGGACACTTCATTGATCAATCACCCCATTCAGAAACTCATATAATTGTTCCGGTTTCATCATTTTCAATTCGTCGTAACAATGAGCGCACACATTAGCCACCGGCTCAGAACAATCACCAATGAATATTCCGTACCCATTGATCGATCCGTCTTTGTTCGGTTTCGCCTGGAATGACTTTCCGCAACGATCACAAATGATTTTTGCAACTCTGCTCATTCGCTATTCGCTCCTTTAGTGACTTACTTGCCCCATCCGTTTCTGATGATCGCAACAGGCACTTCCACCAAATCATCAGCGAAACTCCACGGAGCTTCTCCCCATTTTTCTTCGGTTCTTCCATCTTCATAGACAACGATCCATTTATAAACCGTTGCGCTCATTTCCCGTCACCTTCTTTCCGCACACCGTTTGCACAATAGAA